CATTTGACAAAAGATAAGAAGTCTTCTTTGGCTTTGTTCTGTATCTTTTTTTCAGCGTGCATAACTTGCAGCTGTTTAAATTTTCTTCGTACGTCTGCGGGTAGTTTACTTATATCTATATTATTTAAATTCATTTAAAATTTTTTAAAAAATTTTTTGCATCACATTTAAGATGTTCAACATGTTTTTACCAGCTAAAACTCTGTAAATCAAGCAATACAACCTAGAGTAGTGGGACCCCTTTTTGCAAAAAGGGGGGATAGGGTCTAAGTTATTATGTATATTTGGAATTGGTTCGGGACCCCTGGCGCGTTAGCGCCAGAGATTACAAGGAGTAATTAATCTAGTAAGACCATGTAGGCTTTGGCATTGTGTTGTCTAAACCAATCTAAGTTTTTACGCATAGACTCCCAATGTTTACTAGCACCTGTGCCAAGTTTGTAGTCCTCTAGTGTTGCTGCAACTTCATCAATAAATATTTGATCATGTCGCTTTGCTTCTTCTTCTGTAAGCATAACAGACTCACCATTGAATCTGTTAACTCTTTTTTCTGTTCTTTCTGTTTTAGTCATATCCTATATTATCAGGGATTGGGATTATTGTCAACCTCTTTTATTACTTTTGTTTTATATGGATTGCCAGACCAATCCTCTCTGGTTTCCACAACTACATCGATCGGAGTTTCAAGGCACTCGGTTCTTGGGTATAATAAAATAAACTCGTCCCAATGTGCGCACATAAAATCGGTCCAACAACCCTGACTACAAAAGTGGGACCAGACATTGTTCGCGTTCCATTTATTCTGAGCAATCTTTCTGGTTCTCAAAACCTTAGAGCCTTTGACACCTCTTATCCTGTCCTGTGTGTGATTGGTATGGCATTTCGGACCATGGCACCAATTATAATCCATTAGTGTCTCACTTTCCAACTTGTAGTTGCTGTTCTATAACCATGGCTGTCTAGATCATAATAAACGTAATAAGGCACACCCTGTTTAGATGTTCCATATCTAGATTTATCATCATGTTTGCCACGTCTTGTTATGTGCTTCTTATGTTTAGATGCCCAATAAGTTATGTAAAATGTTTTAGTCATATATCCTTTCTAATTAATAACCTATCCTACAATAAGTAGGATAGGTTTGTCAACCCTTAATTTACACTTTGTTGCATTTGTTTTCTTGCAAAAGCAATCTTTTCATCTCTAGTCATAACCTTTTTATCTTCCAAAAGACTAGCCAGATTTTCTGGACTATAAATTGAAAGTGCAAGACTAGAACTTTCATTCATCATTGTTTCATTTAAAACAACTCCAACCTTGTCAGCAAGTTTTTTTGCTTGGTCAAATGTTCTGTAAGATTTTAGACCTAATCTTA